CTGAAAGCGATTTGCTGATTCCGTCGCGTTTGCCACTTCGCAGAGGGCTGGCCGCGTTGCCGGATGTTCCCGATCCGGAGCATCCGGCGGCGAATCCCTACGACGTGGACCAATACGGGCAATCGCACCTCGGGCCGGGCAAAAAAGAGCACGAGGCGCCGAAGTTCAAGCAACTGCTCGAGGAAGTGGCGTCGGCGAAATTTCGCAACTTTTTGATCTTTCATCCCGTGGCGCAAATTATCGTGATCCCCACTTCAGGAAGCGCGACGTGGGCAGCACTGGGCAGCACCGCCATGCCGATTTCCTCGTTCTCCAGTTTTGACGGCACGAAGATGGCGCTGATCGTTGATCCCTACACAGGCGAAATGTTTTTGAAGGGCGGCCGCGCCAGCATTTCGGAGTACGTCGATCCGAATGCCGTGCGCGCAGAAACGACCGCGCAGCGTAACGAGCGCGAAGAGGTCCAAACACTTTTGTCAGGCGCACACACATGATCGTGCGTTTGGTCAATCCGACGTACGACGCTCGCCGGCGTCGTCACGTCCGTAAGGAAAATCACGGCGGGGAAGGAGGAATTTCTATGGCGCATCACAGACATCGCAATCCCTTTGCCGCGGGCAGCATCAACGCCCTCGCGGTAAAAGTCGCCGGAGGCATCGGCGGACTGGTCGCCTCGTCCGCCGTTCCCAGCATGATCAGCCCGTCGCTTTCGACCGGCTGGGCGGGCGTGGGCATGGCTTTCGGCGTGGCCTTCCTCGGTTCGTGGCTGCTCAACAAAATGAGTAGCAACGCGAGCGAAGGTTTCTTGATTGGCGGTTCGGTGCAGGCGGTTTCCCGTGCCATCACCATCGTCACGGGCCGAACGCTTGTCAGCGCGTCTATGGGCCAGTACGGGCCGTTGAATTTCACGATCCCGACGCCGGCCTATTCGGCGCAGCCCGCGATCGCCGCGTCCGCTTCCAAGACATCCGGAAGCAAGGGCGCAGTCACGCCGGCAGCCGCGGCCGCGATGGGAATGCTCGGTCCCCGTCGCAGCTATTCGAAATTCGTGAGCTAGGTCAGGCTTAACGCGAAAGCGCCACTTACCGTGGCCTTTCGCTTGGGTCTGATAATCGCGATCGACTCCGGGTCGATCAGAAAGGAACCAAAACAAAATGAAACTTCTGAAAAACGTAAAAAGATTTGCGCATTTGCAGGAAATTTCGGCTCACGAAATCGGACGTCCCCGGTTCCGCCTGCGGAACATGCTGGCGGCCGGGCTCGGCGACTTCGTGGTCCAGCCGGAATGGGATTACTACGGCGTGGCCGTATCCACGGCGGTAGTGAAGCAAACCTTGTTCTCGATCGTGCAGAACAACAACTTCACCATCACCGGCGGCGCCACCGTGGCCAAAACCCTGCAGATGACGAGCATGGTGCAGCCGAACCAGTTGCAGGCTCCCGAACGCATGTTGGTCCGGGGCATCACCTGCGTGCTGGATAACCTCTGCAACCAGACCGACGCCATCAAGTTCGGAAGCCAGACCATCGTGAACTTCTTCATCTCCACGAAGTCGTTCTTCGTGGTCGCGCACTTCCTGAAACTTCCGGCGGGTGGCGGCATCTGGGCGCAGCAATTCGGCGCCACGGCGGCCAATACCATCATCGGTCCGGTGGGCAACGGCATGCCGAGCGAGCATCAGGGATTCCGCCTGACGGATCCCGGGTGCGACGGCACCCCGGGTATCGACCAGTTCCCGAACATCGACGGCATTTTGATCGCCCAGCAACAGGCGTTCAAAGTGGAAGTCGATCCGACGCTGGCGGCCTGGGCGCAGTCCACGGGATTCACCACCAACGCGAACAATACCGTGCCCATCGGCACCGGCATCAACGCGTGGGTGTATCTCGAGGGGCAGAAAGCGCGTGCGGTGCTCTAGTTGGCAGTCGAAGCTGTTCGGTAAAGGTTTCCTGGCAGGGCTTCGCACACCCCGCTGAATCCTTCATCGAGCAGCTTCGATTCCCAACTTATTTACCGCAAAAGCTCCCCTTACCGGGGACTTTTGCTTGGAAGCCATTGCGGGCGATAGGCGCGAAGGCGTGCTCGCCCGCACGCATTACACCGGACGGTGGCGATCCGCCTTCGCGCCCAACAAAACGGGCGCTTCGGCGCGACGTGGGGGAATTACGATGTCAACGCAAGCGCCGGCACTGACGCAGGATCAACTGAATTCGCTGCAGCAAGACCCGCAAATTATGGAGCTGGGCGGGCAGCTTTATATCGCCAAGCTGTTTCACTATATCGTCAATCTGGTGCACGCCGGGAACGACACGCAAAACCAATCGTTCCAGATTGATTCCGACGCCGATTTCCAGCTCCTGATGATGATGGCGACGTTCACGAGCAGCGCGCTCTCCATTCAGGTGACGGAGGGCAGCGCCGGCGGACTGGCCTGGCAAAGCGCCGCGGTGAACATCCTGAATTTCTGCGGCACGGCGCAGAATCCTTTCCCGGCGGGAATGATTCCTCAGCTCATGCCGAAAAAGCGATCGTACAAAGTGACCACGATCGATACCAGCGGCAGCGCCAACACCGTGCAGGTGGATTTCTGGGGCTACAAGCTGTACCCGGCAGCCATGGCCGCGCAGCTCGGCGCATTGCCGAGTGGAAACTGAAGAAAAGCGTGACTGGTGATTTGTGACTGGTGACTGGTGAAAAGGCAGCGCGCTCCGTCGCAGTGTTAACCTTGAGGATTTTCAGGCTTGTGGCCGCACGCGCTGCCGAGACGGAAGTATAGGAGAAAGCGAAAGGCCCTGGCAAGGGGCGCTTTCGCGGTAATCATGATTAACCCTTGGACACAAGGAAGAGTGCCGGGCGTGCCGATGAATCCCACGCTGGGCGCATGGCTCGTCAAGCGCAAGATGGCTTCGCCGGCGTGGAGTATCCCGCAGTGGGTGCGGCTCTCGCTGCAAGGCGCGCACCTGTACTGGTATCAGTTCCCGGAGCTCACGCTCACCTCCGGGCAAACCGATCTAACGCGCGTGACCGTGAGCGAGGATTTCTGGGTCACGGCCATCATGGGGCGCGGATCGCGCGATTCCATCAACGGCCAGGGCAGTTTCCGTTTCCAGATCACGGAAGATTTGGGCGCGTACAAATATTCGAAGTACGGCCAGAATCAAGGCAACTTTGCGCCCACGGCGCTCGAGCCGGGATTGATTCGCTTCCCGCACTTCATCCCGGCCGGATCGCCCGTGGTCTGCAAGATTCAAAATCTGGACGGCAGCCACACGAACATCGTGGACCTGTGCATGTTCGGATACTCGACGTGGTGGAGACAATAAAACGTGACTAGTGACTGGTGACTGGTGACCCGTGAATCCACTCGACGAACTGATCGCCATCATCGATGGGCACTGGGGATTCCCAAGCGATACAGCCGCCCAAAACGTGCGGGACTGGGCGCGGGACAAATCGCCCGCCGAAATTGCGGAGATGCTGCGCAAGTCGCGCATTCAGCAGCAGAGTCCCCGGTAAGCCTTCGGCAAGAAGGCTCAGGCTAAAGGGGCGCTTTTGCGGTAAGAAAGTAAAATCATGGCCTACGACAAACTTTTCGCCGATCCTTCGGACGCAGCGGGAGAACCGAACGTGACGGATGCCGCTGCCTCTTCGATTCGCGCGTCCACGTGGCCGTACAGCCGCTACGCGAACGTGAACCTTGGCCCGAAACTGCTCCTGCGTCCGCCGCCATCCCCGGCCACTACGGACGATCCGCTGATCGCATCAGTCAACGATTTACAGGCGGTGATGCAGCAAATCCAGCGCGCCACGCGGCTGATTTCCGCGCCCTGGCTGATCGAGCCGCCGGATTCGGAATCGTTTCATCGTTCCGCAGGCATCGCCCTGCCCGCGATCAGCGCCACTACGTTCACCACCGTGCTTTCCGTGCTCTGCCCTCCCGGCCGCAACGGCGTGATCAAGAAAATCGCCAACGTGATCGTGGGCGGCGCATGGGCGGACTTTTCCGGGGACGCCGTATGGCAAATCGTGCGCAATCCCGGCGCGCAGGCGAACGTGGGCGGCTACGCGGAACGGAACTACGAAAACATTCAGGCATCCCTCGGCCTGATCAATCAGCCCACGCAGATTTCCGGCATCCGCATCTTTGAAAACGACATTATCCAGTGGGTGGTGCGCAACAACGCGCTGCCCACGAACACGAGCGCCGGCGCGCTCTTGAGCGGCTATTTCTATCCGCGCACCTGGGACGATCAGTTCGACGCGGCGGATAACCCGGTGGCGTGGTGAGCGAAAGGCCCCGGTAAGGGGCGCTTTCGCGGTAAAGGAAGTCGAAGCGAAATGCCCCGGTAAGGGGCGCTTTCGCGGTAAAGAAGAGGCAGGGAGGCAAGGAACGTGGCACGAAAACTACACATCCCCAAGGCGGCCCAGATTCGTGGTCTCCGCAAAGCCATCGCCAATCGCAAGACGCCGCGGCAATTCCTTCCCTCGCTGAAAAAGCGCCTGGCGAAGCTGACGGCGGTTTTTATCCTTGCCTCCTGCCTCCTGCCTCTTGCTTCCATTCACGCGCAGGCTCCCGTCTCGATCGTACCCACGCAACAAACGCTAGCCCCTGCCGGCACGGCCTGCACCGGCTCCGCGCAGACGTTCACGGTGCAGAACCGAAACCAGACGCAGCACTACGCGTACGCCGCATCGACGCTCATCACGAACCTGACGATGAAGATTCAAGGTATCGATGCGATTGGCGACGTCTACACCATTTCCGATCTACTGGCCACCTCGTCGAGTACGGTGGGTGGCAGTCAGGCTCTCCTGGGCAGCGGATATTTCCCCACAGTGCAAGTCGTGATCACGTGCTTTCCCGCGGTTACGGGGTCATTTGAGCTTAGCTACGCCGGCGCTCAGGCCACTACAAATGTGAACGTGGGGAGTTATCTCGTTTCTCAGGCAGACAAGGCTTTTGCGCTCGCGGCGCCCGCAGCAACATCCTATAGCGTCAATTTTTTCACTCCTCCATTTGTCAATTCCTATGGGCTTGTCACCTTTGCGTACACGGGCGCGGGGCCAACGGGTTCCACGGTCACCGTGCAATGCCAAAATGAAGTCGGCTTAGGCCCGCTCTTCACTTTCAATTTGGCGACCACGACTTTGGTAACACAGTCGTTTCCCGTTCCCGCCGGCCCGTGCTCCACGGTTTCAGTCGCGTACAATCCTGGCGGCGCATCAGCTTCGACCTATAATTTCGACTACTTTTTCATCTCTCCGGGCACGTCGCAAAACAACATCTACACGCACATCCCGGGCACGACGGCCACCGTCGTGAAGGCTGGCCCGGGCGTGGTGCATACCGTCGTGGTAGGCACGCCCGCAGCGGGCACGATCAGCCTGTTTGACCTGGCATCCGCGAGCTGCACGGGCACGCCCGCGACGAACGTGGTTTCCGTGATCACGGCCACGTCCACGTTTCCCGCCGCGCCGGAAATTTACGACGTACTGTTCAATAACGGCATCTGCGTGAAGGCCAGCGCCACGATGGACATCACCATCTCAAGCCAGTAAAGGAATCCCATGAAAAATAAAATTCTCGCAGTGGGCTTTTTCCTTGCTTCCTGCCTCCTGCTTCCAGCGCCGAGCTACGCGCAGTTCACCACCGTCACGGCCACGGTACAGGATCCCAACGGCATCCCCTACGCCGGCGCGGTGCTGAATGCGGTGCTGGTACCCAGCACGGGAGGCGGCTACACGCTCAGCGGACAGCCTTACTCCGGACGCATCGGTCCGGTGACGCTTGATTCCGCTGGTAAATTCACCGTGAATTTCGGGGACGTCACACTGATTACTCCCGGCAGTCCGCAATGGCAGATCACCATCGATTCCGCCGCAGCCACGATCGCTGGGCCGCTGGGCACCGGCCCTCAATCCTTCACGTACACGAGTACGGGCACCACGATCAGCGGCAGTTCGCCCGTAAGCCTAACTACGGCGCTGAACGCCCTCGCACCTAAGCTGACGAACTTCGCCAGCGGCGGATCGGGAACGGTTACTAGCATTGCTGCGACTTCTCCCGTAGTCGTCACGCCCAATCCGATCACGGCAACAGGCACGATTTCTTGTCCCACCTGCAGCACGAGCTCTTCCACGGTGCCGATCAATCAAGTGGTATCGGCCACGGGAGCGATAACGCCAATCGCCCTAGGGTCAAACACTTTAGAGTTCGACTGCGCGACGCCAAGCCCAACATATTGCGAGATTTTCGGGGAAACGAGCGCATCTACTTCTGGTCGGATCGTGGAAATCACCACGCTCACCGGGTCCGCAGCTCAGCCGCTTTCCATCACTCCAGGTGCGGCAGGACCGGCAGGCGCGAACGCTCCCAATTCGATAGGGATTACCGGGCAGGCAGGTGGTGCCGCTGGTACATCGCAAAACGGTTTCAGTGGCTCAGGTATTTTTATTCAGGCAGGTGCAGGATCTGCTGGAGGCGCCACTTCTGGGAACGGTGGAACAGGCGGCACTTGGACACTCGGCGGTGGGAATGGAGGGGCGGCAGGTGGTTCTTCTGGGAATAACGGTGGAAATGGAGGGGTTGTCAATTGGGGAATCGGTGCAGGTGCGAATGGAGCTGCAACGGGCAACGGAGGAAATGCAGGATCATTTAACGTCCTGGCTGGTAACGGCGGCACTGGTGGAGCAACATCCGGCACTGGTGGGGCGGGGTCGGATTTTATAGTCAACACTGGCGTTGGTGGCGGTGCGACGGCTGGAAGTACATCCGGCCGCGGCGGGACCGTCACATTCAATATTAGCGGTGCCGGTGTAACCGGGACTGCTGGAGTTCCGGGAAAATTTCTGATCAGCCGATCAGGGCCTACGGGATCTACTACTACCCCACTTCTTGATGTCGTTGATACTTGGAATACGTCCGGCGTTGTAGATGCGCTGATACGCGCAAACGTGACAACTGATACCGCATCAGGCGCTGGCAGTTTATTACTGGATTTACAAGATGTCGGGTCGACTAAATTCAGCGTCGATAAGGCGGGAAATATTGTAGGCAATGCACTGAACACGATTCCGGTCAGCACCGGACAGCGTTCCGTAGCAAGTAGCGTTGCTGTAGGCCCTTCCGCATTGGCGGCAAATGGTTCGGGCACGGACACTCAGGAAACCGCTGTGGGCGTTGGCGCCCTTGGTGCCGAAACAGGATCAGCAGGAGGGGGAAACTCTGCTGCTTTTGGCTGGCATGCCTTGATTCTTCAAAACGGAAGTAATGGAAATAATGCAGCCTTTGGAGAATTAGCGCTCGGAAGTCTGACGACCGGAAATAATGACACTGGGTTTGGCCGGGGAGCTTGCTTCAACTTAACAACTACAAACAACAATACTTGCGTTGGTTCGACAAACAACCTGGGAGCAGCAACAGATTCAAATGAAACAGTGATCGGAGCCACAGCTACAGGAGCGGGGTCTAATACCGCGACTATAGGCAATGCGAGCGTAACCGATGCGTATTTTGGGAGTTCGACACCTACTGCGGTTGTCCACGCAAAGGGTTTCAACACAGCGACGAATTGCAGTTCTAGTGCATCTCCAGCCGTATGCGGATCGGCAGCTGCGGGCAGCGTGGTGATCGCCGCCGCGGGCACTACGGTGACCGTGAACACTACGGCAGTGACCGCCAATAGCCAAATTTTCCTGCTCGCGGATGACACTTTAGGAACGAAACTGAGCGTGACTTGCAATAGTACACTCGCCACGCTGATCGGCGGTCTGGCCGTCACGGCGCGGACGGGCGGCACGAGCTTCCAGATCACCAGCGGAGCAACTCCAGCCGTCAATCCGCTTTGCCTGAGCTATTTCATCGTAAATTGAGGAACTTAATGTCAAGACGCTTTCTTTTTCTTGCGGTATTCGTCTTCGTTTTCAGCGTTCCCGCATCCGCACAATTCACAACGGTCACAGCGACGGTGAAAGATTCCAACGGCATCCCCTACGCCGGCGCGGTGCTGAACGCAATCCTCGTGCCCAGCACCGGCGGCGGCTACACGCTCAGCGGACAGCCGTACTCCGGGCGTATCGGTCCCGTGACGCTCGATTCGGCTGGAAAGTTCACCGTGAATTTCGGGGACGTGACGCTGATCAGTCCCGGCAGTCCGCAATGGCAGATCACCATCGATTCCGCCGCGGCTACGATCGCCGGGCCGCTAGGTACTGGCCCACAGAGTTTCACTTATACCAGCACGGGCACGACGATCAGCGGCAGCACGCCTGTAAGTCTCACGACGGCTCTGAATGCACTGGCACCTCAGCTTACGAATATTACGCTGGGAAGTGGTAGCGTCACGAGCGTGGCGGCCTCATCTCCCATTGTGGTAACGCCCAGCCCGATCATCGCCACAGGCACAATTTCCTGTCCTACGTGTAGCACAAACATTCCTGGAATCAATGGACCGCCTACAACGGGATTAATGGCCCGCTATGATATTCCTGCTGGAGACAATCCGGCGGCCCTGATAGACACGTCAGGCAACGGCAACAATGGAACCGGGACGGATGGAACAGCCCCAACCGTGGCAGCTATCACCGGCGGTCTTGTTTGCGTTGGCAGTGGGGCATCAAAACTCCCCGCAGTCCTAAATTCCGCGCTGACTATTGCCGTTTATATGCGCATTAATCCGCCAATGCTGGCGCAAAACGAAGCGCCCGTCCTGGGCAATGGGAACGGATCACCAAGCCATGCCATCGGCATCATTCTAAGACAAGGAGAACTGACGACCGGAAACGGAAATCAAGTGCGGTCTTTTGGCAATGGGGCATTCGATGCACAAACAACACAAGGTTTTTATGGAACGGGACTCCTCACGTTGACGATGAGTACGGTGGATCATTTTTACTTCGGAGTATCCGAAGGGGGATATAATACCTCGATTACGCTTAGTCCATCAGCCGGACTGCAAACGACGGGCTTTTATCAACTTTGCGGCAATGCGGCTGGATCAGGCGCTGGCTCGGTGACTCGTTTCACGGGAACGATCTACAACGCCTATTTTTATGATCACGTTTTGAATTCGACGGAACTATCCCAGCTAAGCAACTGGATAACCAACTCAAATTCCAGCCGCGGCGTTCCCTCAACACTCGTAACGAACGCAAGCGGCAACCAAATCGTGACCGTCGGGGATTCGCTGACATCCACTACTTCAGGTATCACTGCCCCGTGGCCTACTGCGTTGACTCTAAATAACGGTCCTTGGACGATCAATGTCCCCGCCCAAGATGGCGAGGAAATGTTCGAAAACATCACGGCGCAGCCACAGATCGCTGACTTTTTTTTCGTTCCTGCGGGCCAAAACAATTTACTGACAGATTGGCTTTGCACGAACGACATCGCTTTGGCTTCCCGCACTCCCGCGCAGTGCCTGCAAGACTCTGCGAATTTCCTGCGCCCGCGCCGGCAATTGGGATGGAAAGTTCTCGTAGCCTCAATGATCGATCGCAATGGATTCACATCTCAAAAAGACACGATGGACAATCTCTGGCTGAACAATTGGAACCAGATGGCCGACGGATTTGTGGATGTCGCGAGCGATGCGAGTCTTGGCGCAGACGCAGCAAATGCAAATTCGGTATTTTTTCAGACTGGGGGCGTACATTTGAATCAAGCCCCTGAGTATAGCGACGTAACTTATATGTTTCAGCATGCCATCAATGCGGCGTATGGAAACACCACGTGGCCCACAGCAACGACCTACACAACGGGCGCTGTGGCTCCTGTCGCGACGACTGCACTTACGGAATCAGGAAATACGGTGACCGTAACCTTTGCCGCTACGCCGGCCAATTGCCAAGTCGGAAATTTACTAACCATCGCTGGAGTGACATCTTCCGGGTACAACAGCACCACAGCGAATGGATCTGGACTGGGCGGATGGCTCATCTTGACTCGATCCGCAACGCAAATCACCTACTATGACAATACGACGGGACTTTCAAATGCAAGCGTCCAAGGCACTGGCGTTTGTGCTCAAGAGCAGGATGCGGATGTTTTTGCAGTTCTTGGCGGGACTGCAGTCGGACCGAATCATACGCTCCAACCATGCGAGGGACGCTCCGGTCAACCGATCTATCGAATGATTACAAATACAAACGCGACTTCGTGGACGATCAGTGGATTTAACAATGAAACGATCAATGGAGGATCAGCTTTCACGACTCCAGTTGCATCCGGAACGAACCATCCAGTTGTTCAGTTGAAACCAATTCCTAACGCTTATGCGACTGGGGGTTGCACTTGGCAGGCGAGTTTGCAATAGAGAAGTAGGAGTACGATAGAGGAACAGGAAACTGAGGGCCATGTGGCAGACGGACTGTTTGGGAAAACATTTCCGCCAAAATGTGATTTCAAGATGGCGGACGGAACCGATTGCCCCGTGCCCGCTTCGCATTTCTGGGGTCCGGTGAAGTCGTGCTGCACGCACTTTGAGGAATTCGCCCTCAGCTTGTTGCGATTAGACAAACTGCCGCACGACGCCAAGCACATCGACATCGTAGAGGAATACAATCGCCAGTGCGGGCGCACGTCCGTGATTCCCGGAACGAAATGCGAATCGAATGACTGAGCGAAAGGCTCCCGGCAAGGGGCGCTTTCGCGGTAAGACTGACTCGTGATTGGTGACTGGTGACTAGTGAAACCCTTTCACTTCTAGGAGCGGCGGCCGGCGGGATCTTCGGCGCGGGGGTGGCATGGGCTACGATGCGCGCGCGGTTGAACAAAACCGCCGGTGATGTAAACGGTCTGGGACGAAAATATGGACGGTCGATCGCATTTCAATTGCGCGCGTTGGCCGAGGATGAACCGATCAACAAACGCAAGCTGATGCACCTGGCGGACTTGATTGATCCCAGATAGCCAGACAACACCGTGCGCCGGATGCGGGCGCGAGGCTTCGACGCGCTGCCCGAAATGTAGGGATCATTTCTGCGCGGAATGTTACGAACAGCACCTGGCGGCCATGGCGCGATGGCAGGCGGCATCAAAAAAAAGGTGGAGAGCACCCAGAAAAATAGTCCGGCGCCGATCAGCTTCACGCGGTAGGGCAAGAGGGTTACAACGTCTGTTCTGTTTTGCACAGGAGACAAAGCATGGCAAAGCTGACTCAATTCATCGTGGCGCATTGGCCGGTGATCGTAGCCGCCGGCGTCACTCTTTCGAGCTATCACATCGGATCGGCGTTTGTCGATACGCTGCCCATGCCGAACACGGCGAGTACTCAGTTTTACAGGTGGATTTTTGCGTTCGCGAATCGCATGGCGGCGAATTACAACCGCGCCAAGGCGGCGAATGGTCCGGCTGGGCAGAAACCGCCGATCCCTTGACTTTCACGTCACTGAAAGGGTAAAAACCACGCCATGCCCATTCGCGATGATTCCGCTCAGGGTAAACCCGACGAAATAAGGACGCCCGGAAAGGATGTCCCTCTGGTGGAAAAGCATTTTCAGGATGCGCTGCACGATATCGGCATGATACTGCGCGCGGTGCATGCCACGGCCACGCCCGGAGAGCGCATCGTGCGCATCGCCTGGGTGATCGGCCGGCTTCCCGAAGGCTTGCGCGAAACCGTGATCGCCGAAGCGCAGAACCGCACGATCACGGGCTGGGCAGCGGGAAAATCGCCGACGGACTGGTAACTGGTGATTCGTGACTGGTGACTCGTGATTAGTGAAAAAACCTAATGCGTAAAACGCTGTGGACTTTGAACATCGGGAACTACGCACCAGAACTGTGCGAGCTGACGTATCCGCTCCTGCTCGGCTACGCGCGCAAGATTGGCGCGGACTTCCAGATCATCAATGAGCGGCGCTTCCCGGAAATGCCGGTCACCTACGAAAAGCTGCAAATCTTCTATCTGGGCCGCGGGAACGACTGGAACGTCTACGTCGATTCCGACGCCATGGTTTTTCCGGATATGTTTGACGTGACGGAACGCATCCCGAAAGACACCGTAGTCCACTATGGCCGGGACTTCGCGGACAACCGCTTCCGCGCGGACGCCTATTTCCGCCGGGACGGGCGCAACATCGGGGCGTGCAACTGGTTTGCTGCGGCCAGCGACTGGTGTATCGATTTGTGGCATCCACTCGAGGATATGCACACGAACATGATCGCGGTTCCGCAGGCTCTGGAAGCCATCAAACCTATCGTAATCGAGCGGCAGGCGGGGATCGATCGCGAGCACCTGATCGACGATTACGTGCTCTCCCGCAACATCGCGCGCTATGGACTGAAATACCGTTGCGTGCTGGACATGATCAAGGAATCGGGGGACAAAGGCGTCTACACCTGGCACACGCACCGCATGCCGCTGGCCGAAAAAGTGTCCCAGATGCGCAAGGGCATCGAATCCCTGGGTCTGGAAAAAATGGACGAGTACCGCGTCTGTAAAGGCTTTCAGCTTGACGCCTGGCTCGCTGAGTATGGCACCCTTCGCTCGTCCCTGCGGGCCGACTCAGGGCAAGCGCGATCGATTCCTGTGGAAGGAATGCGCACGGAAAACGAATTGCAGCCGTGCGGCGGGATGGCACCGCAGGATGGCGAGCCGTGCGCGCTTGCCAGGGGACACCTTGGGAACCACAGCAACGTCGGGCCATATCGTGACTGGAAAAAGCGCGAAGATTACGCAAAGCGCCACGGGGCGGCGCGGTGAAAGTCTTTGTTGTCACTGCCGGGGAGTATGATGAGACCTACGTACTCGCGCTTTTTTCCACAATGGCAAAAGCTAAGACTTACGCTGATCGATTTAACGAAATGAAAAAGGAAAAGCGCATCGATCGGGCGGCGGTGCAATACGAAATAGATTTAGATTTTGAGCCTCGAATCATTCAAGATCACGGTATCCGGCCAGGCAGCGCCGATTGACACAATGGCCATTTCCCTCACTGTTGACAAGCTGGAAGCGGACGGCACCATCCGCGTGCGGCACACGTTCTTCGGGGATACCCTAGAGGAATGCGAGCACTTACGCGACGAGCACGCGGCGGGATGCCAGGCGTTCGGCCCGGCCCTGAAACGCGGCCACAAAGGCGTGATCGAAGTGGCCGAGGAAGTGGACGAGATTCCGGAATGGGAAGAGGATGGGGAGACGTGATTCGTGATTGGTGATTCGTGACTCGTGAAGATCAAACCCGGAGACATTTCCTTCGCACAATGATCGGCGGCGTGGCCACAGCCGCTGCCATGCGCACCTGGCCGTTCCGCGTGTTCAGCTTTCCCTCTGAAGTTGTGCGCCCACGACTTGCGACGGTAACTCAGAAATTCTATTCCGATTTGTCTGGAAGATTGATTTTTGATCCGCCATCGTGGGATTGGAATATGATCGCGCAACACGAAGCGTTCCAATCGCAGACGCTTTTCACTTTTTCACCGGATACGGGGCGCGGATCACGGGTCACGGAAGCATGACTTCCTCCGACATTTCCGCGCTGATTCTTTCCACCGCCACGGCTTACGGCGTGGATCCTCGGCTGGCGCTGGAAGTGGCCATGCAGGAATCGGGACTCGATCAATCCGCCGTGAGTTCCGCCGGCGCGATCGGGATTTTTCAGTTGATGCCGGCGACGGCAGCGGACCTGGGCGTCGATCCCACCGATCCCACGCAAAACATTCAGGGCGGCGTGAAATATCTCTCCGAAATGCTTTCAAGGTATGGGAACAACGTGGCGGAAGCCCTGGGCGCGTACAACTGGGGCCCGGGCAACATGGACAAGGCCATCGCCGCGCACGGAGCGGGCTGGATGAATTACGCGCCTCTCGAGACGCAGGACTACGTGCAGACGATCGTTTCCAACATTCAGAGCCAGTACACCGTGGCTCTGAATAGCGCGCCCTTGCCTGGCGCAACTGCCGCTGACGGGACGCCCGTGGACGAGGCAAGCGTGCTGCCAACGGGATGGTCATTCGGCACGGCGCTGTGGATCGGCGCGGCAGTAGTCGCCGGATGGATTGTTTTTAGCCTCTTGGAGTAGCAGCGCACATAGAGTGCGCGGTGGATAAAATGTCCGACGATACGGGAATGGTTTTGTCGCAGGCTTCGCGTGAGTATCTGGCGAAGGTGCATCCGGAGCTGGCTCGGCGCGTGGAGAATCTGGCCGAGGCGCTAGCCACGGACCTGATCTTGATTCAAGTGGACGCGGGGACCCGCACCGCGGAGCAACAGCACGCCATCTGGGTAAAAGGGAGGGAACTGCCCGGCCCGATCGTGACTCATGCCGATTTGTACCAATCGAATCACGTGATCGGCTGCGCCGTGGACGTGTTCGTGGAAAACGTGGACACCGATACGCCGGACTGGGACGCCACGCATCCCGCCTGGCAGCGCATCGTGGAACTTGCTCCGCAATACGGCCTGCGCGACGGCAAATCCTGGCACGATTTGCCGCACCTCGAGCTGGAAGAAATCCCCACGGAACCGACAGCGGAGATTCAGGCGCTGTGTAAAGCCAAGAGCGTCGAAGCCGTGTGGGATAAGCTGGCCATTTCACAATTCGATGCCTGATGCCATGCAGCATCTCGTCAAACAGATTCTAGTCACCGCCGCCGTTGTGATTTTCGGCTATGCCGCGTTCGTCGCCGTCGTGGTGCTCCTGGCGCAATTCATCGATTGGGTAAAATGCGGAGGATTTAGGCAAGAAAGGTGAACCCCCATGCCGATAGCGTCAGGACTTGCTGAAATCTGCCGTGAGATTTTGATGGACACGGAACCGCTTGGAACTGATCGTTTGACTCTCTTCGTGAATCCATTGGGCGCAAACGCACGGGACGGCCGGCGCAAACTCTTTCGAGACACGAATATGTGGCTATCTGGGCAGCTACCGGCACCGGATAAATTCGTGGCGACCGGGATCAAATGCGTATTCCTCGAACCAGACGGGGAACTGATCCCGATCACGCACCCTCTATACTGGACATCTTCGATTGAATTTTACATTTCGGCCCGACGCTACTGGGAATCAATCATCGCCGAAGTGGTCGATCCAATTCTTTTGACGAGTGTGGAGCAGTGGAACAAATTGGACCAAGACCGGAAAGTGCAGCTCATGCGTAGATTTGGACACGCTCTGTGCGGCGAAGGAATCCCGGCAGATCAAATCCTGGTTCCATCGTTTCCTCAAGATAAAAGGGCTGCCATAAGTCAACCCGACGTTATGGGTGTGATGATCGAATCGCAACAGAACTTCCAGGTGAAAATCGATCACCAGGGGAAATGGCCGCTAGTGCGCATCCTGTGCGTGCTGCAAGGAACGGATTGGCGTCCAGTTTTTTGATGTGGTAGGATTCCCGGAATCGAAGGCTGGGCTAAGGGCTCCCGTTTCAAACCCGTCGCGGGGTTCCGGCGCGGGAGCCCGATTAAATTTTAACTAGGCCGTAAAAATTCAACACAGCCGTAAAATTCCAAGCGGCAATGTCCCCACAAGGGGAAAGAGAGCGAAATAGATGAGCGTATTAAAGAAGATCGGCATCTTTCTGGCGGGGGCGGCCGCGGACATCACCAAGATCATGGGGTTTCCGTTTATCAGCCAGTTGCTCGGCATGATTCCCGGCAAGCTGGGGCAAACGGTGACCACCGTGGCGGGCGACCTGAACACGTTCGCGGGAATCGTCTCCACCGCCGAGGCGATGTATCCCTCGATCGCGGGAGCCAAGACCGGCTCGGCGAAGCTGACGGCCGCCGCGCCCTTGGTGCAAAAGTCCATCCTGCTCTGGGCGGAATCGAACCTGCCCGGGCACAACAAGATCATCACCAGCCCGGAACTTTTCGCGCAGCACTGCCAGAATTTCACCAGCGCCTTTGCCGACATCCTCAACGATTTTGGGGAGTGAATGTCCGAGCCAGTCGTATTGCCACCCTACGTTCCCGCGAAGCCTCTCGTCCGCGTGAAAGATCATCTGTACGACACGCTTTTCCTGCCTGAAAACATGCCGCACGAAATATCGAATATGTTCGTGATCCCCGTGGGCTGCTACGCCGGAAGGAAAATCAAGGAACTGGAACACACCAACATGCAGATGTGCGGCTGCCTGCCCGCGCCCGAAGAATTTGGCGTGCGGGAAATCCAGTGCGCGTTTTATCAGGGCGGCGAATGGATCGCGCCGTTTCCCGGCAGATTAAAACTGCAGGTGGGACTGAGAATCGAATTGAGTTTTCCGACATCGAACATTCATAATCCACACGCGCGATCGCTGACGCACGTGCCGCCGCATCCTTACGGGAAAGGGTTTCTGGAATTGGAAGATCGTGAAAGGCCGATTCTCTCACGGCTGCGAACGATGGAGTATTTCACCTGCATTTTGGAACTGGAACGCAAGCCCGACATCCCCACCGACTTTCTCGCCGTACTGATCGGCGATCACTTCATCTATCAAGACTAGCAGCGCGAAACTGCGCGAGTAGCGCCTGCGCGTTTTCCTGCACGGTGCGCAGCGTCTCCGGGAAATATTCCGCACGGCAGTCCGCGCAAATCCCATCAGCCTTACCGAGCGAGCGCCCCTTCTTTTTCCCGCTCTCGCCGAGCGGGCCGGGAGCCTCGCTCTCACTTTTCACATTCGATTCCGTTTTGCACCACGCGCACATGACAATCATCGACTTTGCCTCTGAACTGAGGATAGCGCCACACACGGGCGGCCAGAATGGGGCACACGTACCGTTCGGCTGGTACTTTCGTTTCCCGCCTTCGCCCGCCAAGAAACAATGGCGGGCTACGGCGCGATGAATCCCGCCATAGCGGATTCTATTGCGACGGCGGATTAATCTAGAAACGGCAGTTCCACGTCGACGTTGCGCAGGCGGGCGAGGGCTAGTTTGCGGTATTCGTCCTGTTCGCCGTAGGCTACATCGGCCAGGACGGCGTGGCGGCGCAGGGCGCGCGCTACGCGGCCCGTGGTGCCGCTGCCGGCGAAGGGATCGAGCACGAGGCACGGGCGCGTCTTGCCGTGCTGGCCGCGGCACTCGCAGGTGGGACGCCAGCCGATTGTTTTGATTTCCCGGATAACTTCGGGGCCTAATTGATTCGTCTCGTCAAGGTACTGCTCTGAGTTTTTCGTTTGCCCATCATGCGCAAGGGGGAATCCAGACCGATCGGTGCGCGTGATGCGTTCCCACGGGGCGCCGCACTGCGTACAGGCGCCGCGCGCGGACGTGGCCGCCAGGATGCACCGCCGGGGAATTTCTTCGGGAAACGTGGCAAAGTGCGCGCCGGAAAACGGCTGCGTGGGAAATGTCCAGACGTTGCGCAGATTACGGAATCCAGTACCCGCCGTCCGCGAATCCACGCCATCAGCTTGCCGTTTCAGAATACTTGGCGCATGCCATGCCACACGATCGCCATCGGCCCCGGGGCCAATGTTGCCGCGCAATAATCCCAGATCACGCCCCTCGCTCGCCGGTTCGCGCACGGCGTCGGCGTCCCAGAAATATCGCTCCGATTTCGTGAGCATGAGGATGTGCTCGTAGGCGTCCGTGGGGCGATCGGTGCAGGATTCGGGCATGGGATTCGGCTTCGCCCAGATGATCATGGAGCGAATCCACCATCCATCTTGCTGCGCGGCAATGGCCACGCGCGCGGGGATCAGGCAGAGGTCTTTCGGTTTAAGGCTGCCTTGTGGCTTCTGTCCTCCGCGCTTCAATGCACCCGTTTCACCATACAAACCGCTTTTACTACTGACATTCGACGGAGCTCCAGGTGAAAAGCCGCCACCGCCGCTGTAGCTATCGCCCACATTCCAGAACAGAACGCCATCGGGCCGCAGGACGCGGCGCATCTCCCACAGAATTTCCACCGTGTGAGAGACGTACATCTCGATCGTCGGCTCGAGCCCGTACGCGCCGCGCCACGCGCCGCAGCGGCAATGTGCTCCGTGACTCGTGGGCAGTGATTCGTGAAGCGATTCGTCAGACTTCATCTGAGATTCGCCATCGTCCTTAAAGAAAGTGTTCCAGTTGCTTTTTCCTCTCGGCGGGATTTGCCCCCCCCAAGCATGCACGTGGCCATTGTCACCGCCCCCCTCACGTCCGTTCGGGGCAAGCCACACGGATTCCTGCTCGCCGGCGTATTTGCGCAAGCCCCAGTATGGCGGCGATGTGACGATGCACTGCACGGACTCGTCCTCGAGCGGCAGGTGCCGGGCATCGGCCTGGATCAATTCAACGTCCGAAGAGTTCATTTTGGACCGGGGATTTGGGATTTGGCGTGGGAGTCGGCGTCACGGGCGGATCGCCATACTGCGGGAAGGCGTAAGTCATTCTAGCGCCGCACTTTGGGCATGGTTTCGCGAGTATGGGCGAGAATCGAGCCTCGCGATGCGGGCAAATCTGGCACTTCACATCCCTACGGAAGCTCATAAACCCTTCCTATGGCGTCCCAATCGCCGGGAATGGGGCATCCTCGTCACCCTTCACTCCGTTCAGGGCAAGCCATCTCTCGGATTTCCTTTATTCGCAGGACTTCGGCGACGGTCCAGCCGTGCCCGGTGTGTCCGGGGTTGCCGGCGGCGCGATCGTAGAAGCGGAGCAGGTCGCGCAGGGCAGATTCATAATCGTCCAAGAGTCTCCAATCCTGAACCGTATTCGTCAGATCCCGATGCACTACTATCCGGCGCTTCGTCGGATTTTTGCGCGTACCGATTCGTTTGGTCACGATGGACTTCCTGTAGTTCCCGCAATGCGCCCATGACGCATCCGTGTCTTTGGAATCCGTCCCATGTGTCGAATTCGTCTCCGCACTTCCCGCAAATCATCTTTACCCGGCGGCGTTTTTTGGACTGACTCCGTTTCCGGCCCGCGCATGTAGTGAGCCGTTTCACTGAGACTCGATAAATTCCGCTGCTTTGATCGCCATATCTCTGGCCTGATCGGGTGTTTGAATCAGCAAGCGGCTATTCGCGTTGAGTAGCCATCCAGCCCAGAACGCAACTTCTGCGCCGCCTTCGTCCGGGACTTCGCCGGAAATCTGCCAGCGCCGTAGAAATTCCGAGACTTTCATTTGTTGAACAGATCCCTTTGCTCCGCGCGGGCCGGCAGCCTGGCGGGGGCTTCGCGCTTGGGGTGCTTTTCATCGAGGCAGGGGCCGACGCGGCCGCCGTCGATGCGATGCTCCGTCATGCGGTTGCAGGGGCGGCACCAGGCCGTCGCCGTCTCCGTCGATTTGGGAAAGTGCTCGGTCACGGCAACCGCGATTCGATTGGCGGTCTACCACGTCCGCCGGGTTTCCATGGCTTAAAGTTTCGGCGCTTCCTGTTCCGTATTCTATTTTTCAGATAGCACTCTTTACATCTTTCGTTGCTAAACAACTGTTCTTTACCGCAGTAACCACACTTGCCCATTGCCGCTGTTTTACGCTGGAACACAAACTGGCGGCTGACCCCTAACTTTCGCGCCAATTCGGAATAGCCTTTGCTTTTCACGAATCACCCTTCACTTCTTCGTTCAGGGCAAGCGAATCACGCCTTCGCAATCTGCGCTTTCATTTCTTGGACCGACTTGTAGGCATCGCCTTCGATCGTTAGAAAACCTTTTTCGGCTAGGCTCGATAGGCGCGGGGACAGCACTTTTAGGTTGGCGTTCTTTTCGATCACGCCGCGGCGGCGCAGCTCGTTGCCGACGTCGACGCGGGTTTTCGGTTTGTCGAAGAATCCTTCGTGGACGAGCAGGGCCACGCGGCCGTCCAGCGTGTTGCCGTTCGCGTGGATCACCTGGCGCTCCACCTTGACGCGAATCTCCGGGCGGTGCGCCAGAACTTCGACGATGTAGGACGGATCCGCGACAGCGCGCGCTTTCACGTAGCCGTAGATGTAGTCCAGGTCCGGCACGGTAAAGCGCAGTCCGTGGCCGCCATTTGTTGGCGGATCGTCAGGATGCGGGTAGTCAACGCCCGTATATCTAGGCGGCGTAAAATCGGGCACGGGATGCCGCAGGCGATCCTCGAATTGTTCGTCGGAGACCAGTTGGCCTTCCAAGTTCCGCACGCGAACGGCGAGCGCGTCGTGGGCTTCGATCAGGATTTTGTGCTCCCGCATGAAGGTTCTCAATTCCTCAAGGAATCGCGGGGAATGAATCGATTCCTTGCCGCGCAGAGCGTCGGTTAGCCAATCGAACGACGTTTTGATTTCCGGCATCGCGCCCTCACTTCCTGGCGCATTCGCGCCTCGTTCGGAACGTACAGATGTTCCAGGTACGGCTTCATGTAGCGGCGAGTTTTCGCTTGCGCTTTCAGTTCGTTCAGGACTTCCGGCGATACGGGTATCGCCGGGTTGCGTAGTTTGGGTTTCATGTTTGCCAGGCTCCTGTTTGTCGATTTGGTCCCACGGCAGTCCGGTATCATGATCGAAATGCCGCACAACGCCGTCGCCGCCCACGAGCGATTCTTTCAGGCGGCCGTTTTCCATGTAGATCGCGCCATCCCCCGGTTGCAGCGTAAAGTCTCCTAGTCCGTACTTGCGCGCTTTTTCTTCTTCTTCCTGACTGGGACGGTCGCTAAATCCTCGAACAGCGCCAGAATCAGCGTCTGCGCCGACATGCCCATCTGTATCTCCGGGGCGATCCGTTCGATCCGCGCCTTGATCGCGCGCTGCTGATTGGGCGTCAACTGGCGGAAGGGATTCACTCTCTTCGACATCGGGTAACTCCTGACTAAGAATTTGTTTCAGTTGGTGCGGTGGATATTCCCTGCCGGCGTGCGGCGCGCCGTGGAGCAGCTCAAGAGGAGTAGTTTTCCCGGGCGTGCGGCAGCCATCATCAACGATGATGGACTTACGCGAATCCTTGAACGCGCGCAGCATCTGGCGGGCGCTTTCGACTCGTTCCTCGCCCTTGGCGATGGCTTGGGCGTGGAGCTCGCTCTCCATCCATGCGGGCTGCACGTACACCTTGGACACTTTAGCTTCGGGCGTGCGCACGAAGAATTCGCCGATTTTCAACCGCGCGATGTCCACGGGTTTCAATTGCGGCGTAAAGAGTCCCGCGAGGCTGCGCTCGATTTCGTGGCCTTCGGTCTGCACGCCGATCCCTACGATCGAGCAGGCGCGCAGCATGATTTTGTCCACCGCCGCCATATCTTGAGAGTCCAGCCACATGAAATTCTTGTTGGCGCCGGCCTTGCGCACGAGCGTTTCGCAGGCCATCTTCACCGGGGAGTTTTTTCCCTGCGGGACAAAATCCTGCGCCTCGGGAACGATGACGCGGACGCCTTTTTCATGTTGGTAGACCCACTCCATCACGCTGCGGATCACGAGCGCCTGGGTTTCCATGGCGTATTCGCGCAGGTCCATCACGTTCAGGCCGTCGTGCAGCTCGAGCCGTTTGGTGTACGGCAGGCGCGCGAGCTGCGGCATCACGATGTCGAAATACGCTTTCAGAGACGTGTACACGCCGGCGTTGATCCCGGTTACGGGTTTGCGCAGCCATTTGTCCGTAGACCGTTTCCTGCCTCTCATTACTTCTGTTTTTTGCCCCACGAGAAGCGATTTGATGTTCGCATGGACTTCGGCGAGCGTTGTCGCCTGGCGGGGATCCTCGCAGGCGCGGATGATCCATGACTCCTCGAAATTCATGCGCCGTTGCTGGCCCGCTTCCAGGATGGACTTGACCCAGCGCCACAGCGGCTGCTCTTCGTCGTTCGTCGGTTCGGAGAAATAAGGGGGGATCATTCTCCCCGTCAAGAATCCCCCCTCGCCCTGTTTCGTGATGAACGCGACGGCCCGCAGTTCACCGCGATAGGCGATAGCCTCAAGCGCCGTGGTTTTCCCGGAAAGCTGCGTCTGGCCAAACCACGCCAGATGCCCCGTCTCCGGGATTTCCACGCGGCGACCTGTCCCGATTTCCCAACCGAGTAAGATCATGTTTTACCGCAAAAGCGCCTCGTTTTTGTCGCACTCGCCGTACGAGCCGGGGCCTTTTGTTCTCCTATCGCGATACTCTGATATTCGCCTCAGGATTCTGCTCGAACGCTGCGAGTACTCGCCTCAGCCACGGGAACGCATGTTCCGCAAGTCCCCAGCCGTTCGGGGAATTCAGCTTTTCATATTCGGCGTAATTCTTTTCGAAGTCGGCTACGCCGGCGCGGAGATCTTCAATGTAATCGGAAGCACGCTTCCCGTCGCTCTCGTAGAGTGCGTCCCAGACGCCCGCCTTCTTCCACATCTTCCCTAGATTGTGGGTGATATTCGCGGTAAACACTTCCGTGCCGCCGTGAAGAGCGCCACCATAATGCGGGCAGGACGTTGGAGTTTCGAGACTGATGTCCAGGCTCACTTTTCCCCCGGTTCCCGCCTTCGCTGTGAATCTGCTGCGGCGCGGCGAGCCCTCACTCTGATCGTGAGCCGCAAGCCCATTTTCTCCGCGAGTTGGTACAGTTCCTTGACCCGCCGCGCGAATTCCTCGTGCGCGCTCTCGTAATGCCGCTCTTGGGTTTTGGGTTTCACCAGTCACCAGTCACTAGTCACCAGTCACCAGTCACTAATTTGGAATATGAATCCGGCTCTCTTCCCCGGCGGCTTTCAGGTAGCCGAGATGCCAGCCGCGGCGGCGCAGGCTGACGCGCGCGCCGAGCATCATGCTGAAAAACGCGCCTTGCGCTTCGTTCACTTCATCCGCGCACAGCATGGACGTGCCGGTACGCGCCTGAATCGTGAGCGCATCGGCGTGCGCGGTGAGCAGGTGGTCCGCCCAGCCCTTCGTGGGCCACAGCGGAAACGGGGCGCCGCAATGCTCGCAACAGGTGGTTTCCCCGGCGCAGATTTCCGCCACCATCGCCGAAGGCATCGCCGACGGATTCGGCCCGCCCACGATCAGCGTGGCCGCTTCCACGTCGCGGATCCAGGCGGGCTCGGGAGATGAATCGTGACTGGTGACTGGTGACTGGTGACTGGTGGAATTCATCGCGCCCGCACTTTCTTGATCGTTCGCTCGATCGCTTCTTTGATATCCGTGGTGCAACCTCTACAGAATTCTCGTGCTCCCTCGGTTTCAGTGTGAATATTTCCCGCTTGATCCTCGTCCTCACAACTTATTTCTATGAGGGTTTTGACGCGATGAAGGCGGACCATCGGAATCTCAGCGCCGCAACCATCACAGAACGTCTTTTGAGCCATCGGTTTATCCTTTCACCAGTCACTAGTCACTAGTCACCAGTCACTCGGCTCTACTCGGCATGTGCCAGCCGTCGTTGCGGCCGTTGGGCCAGATGTGCGTGTACAGGCCGCCGAGCACGCCGTCCACCACGTGCGGCGTGATCGTGCGCGGAACCACCCATATCGGCCCTTGCGGAACCTGAATCATCAACTGCCCGCGCGGCGGCATGGTGAGCGACACGCCGAGTAGCTGTTGAATCTCCGGGCCGTAGGGATGGTTTACGTCCACGAGCACGGTGCGCCCCGAATCGCCGAGGATGGCGTTCTGGCAGTCTGCGTGCGCCGCGTCCATTTGCCGTTTGGCTTCCACGGCATCGCCCATCGCTTCCACGATTTGTTTGCGCGCTTCGTCTGTTAGTTTTTGGGCCTGCGCGGTGTCCGCCTGTAATTCCCGGCGCATCTGATCGACCTGGATCAATCCGGGAATCCCGCCAATGGCGATCCCGAAGGCGATCATCAAAAGGCTGTGACGAAGCGATTTATTGGGATTTTCCACGGCTAGATTCTCACTTTCTTGTCCACTTACTTGGCGCTCTTTCCAAGTCCGCAAGGCGGCGATTGAAACTGCCGAGCCACGTGCCCACTTTGCCGCTCCAGCGCCACAGCCGGTCTATGCGCCACGCCAGAATCAGAAGCACCAATATGTTCAGCCCGGCGTAGACCGTGATGGCGCGCTGGAAGTTCATGCCCGCAAAACCTCAAACACGTGCCACACGAAAGACTGCTCCCATGGATCAATCACTTGATAGGTGCGCACATACTTAAAATCGCCAGTCCCCATGTCTTGCCCGGTCGGATGAATCTGAAATATGCGCGTAACCGGTTTGGCATCGGGATCGACTTTGGCCCAGATACACGGCTTACCGTGCTGCAACTGAACACAGAGAATCTCAGCGCCTTCGGGTATTTCCCACACCGCATACGGAAACTCGAATTGGTATTTCCAGATTTTCACAAGTCACCAGTCACTAGTCACCAGTCACGGGTTGAGCGTGCGCCAAGACTATCCCGGCGAACTGTGTACGCCGCGCGATCACCCGGCGGTCGAAGTCGGCGGCTCCGGTTTTGGCGCGTAGTCGGCGGCCGGCGGATTCACGCCGAGGCGCTCGAGCGCGCCCGGCGTCGTCGCTTCCGGGTCCTTGGACGCTCCCGCGAGTTCCGCGATCAATAGCCGCATCTGATCCGCGTCGGCCGTCTCCAGCCGGTTCACCAGCGCCACGAATTTGATCCCCTTGGCGCTCACGCCTTCCCAAACGCGGAAATTCAGCCCTTGCCAGATCAGCGTCTTGCTCGTGCTCTCGATTGTGGCTTTCATATACCCCTTTCGTGACTGGTGACTGGTGACTGGTGACTAGTGAACCCCGTAAAGCTACTTCCTGGGCCTGGAACCACTCGTCAGCTTTCCAGACCAGATCGTGCCCGACCCTCAGAAACAGTTTCCAGAGGAACCGCCGAATTTTGGTCGCCATTGGAAATTCCCTTCCGCCTGGCCACTTCTTTCATCAGCACGTCCCGGATCCACGACGATAACGAACGCTGCTCCGACGCTGCATAAGCCTTCCAGTTCGCAATTTCCTGCGGCCGGGCTGAGAAGTTGCAGTAGAGCCATTCGCCCGTGGCCGTCGTTCGTGGTTTTTGCTGTTTCTTCGCTTTTGCCATTTCCGTTTTTTTCCGCCTCTTGCCAGGCAAGAGAGAGTATGCGCGTAACAACGAATATTGTCAAGTTCTTTTTAATTACAGTTGTGGAAATGTCGGCTAACCCCTTGCGGGACAGAAAGAAAGAAAGAGAAAGTTAGTGAACTTCGCTCTCCACAGAGTGACGAAAATTATCGTGTATTTCTTACCGTGTTTCGTCACTTGGGGGGTGCGGGAGAGAACGGTGGGCTTTGCTATGGAAAACTCGCCGAAGGGACGTGGAATCACACACTTGCCAAATGCCCACCTAAATGCCCACAAATGCCCAAAAAGCCCAAATGCCCACAGGGGGTGGGCATTTGGAAGCTACTGTGCGCGTTAGAGTTAGGCTCTAAATGCCCACTTTCCCACTCTCTACGCGCGCGCGCGAGGCAGGACTATGCCTCTTCGCCGTTTCTTCGGGGGTGGGCATTTAGACGGGAACAGACTTGCGGGTGCGGTACGCGGCGGGGCGAGCCCACTTTCGTTGGACAGCCTTCCAATCGTCGGAGTAAATCTTCTCTCCGTCATCGGGCTTGTAGAGCTGGCAGAAGGGAAGGAATCCGAGTTCGTAAACCCGTTCGATTCGGCGTTCGGCTTCAGCCAGGCTCTCGTCGGGATCGTAACCGATCATCGTGTAGCACCGCAGTTTGTCGGGCGAGATTCCTTCGACAATTTCCGCCGCGCGCTCGAGGGCGGGCAGCCCACCGGTTAGGTCGCAGGCAAACCACAATTCATCGATGCGGATGGAATCAAAGAGGGCGCGATGCCAGCGCCGCAAAAAATCCTTGTCCAGCCCGCCGGGAAACCGAGCCGCGTGGGGCTGGTGGCGCAGCATCTCAAAAACGGCTTCGATGTGGCGTTCACTGCACGCGAGTAGGTTGCTGTCCTGGACAATCCACCCGGGATGGATCGGATGGAGTTCGCGCAAAGGGCGGTCTTTCTCCGGGCACCAGCCGCAGTGCTTCACGCAACCGCGCGACGTAATCGTGCAGCCCAGTTTCAGAAACCGGCCGGGGACAAATTCGTCACCGAGGTCGCCGTAAGCTGGCCCGCCAATTTTCACGTCATCGTAGTATTGCGACCATGACCGCAGCATCGCTTCCGCGTCACGGCGCCACCATTTGAAACACACACTCATACGCAGCGGAATCTTACGATCAGCCGGGCGGAATTCCCCAAACGGCGGATAGCCAACGAAGGCGAGAGAATCGTTGGGGGTAAAAGCGGTTCGGTATGGGAACACGCGGATCATTTGCTGATTCGAGAGAAGAGAATCGGCAGGGACGATCACATTTCCTCGCTGATGCCGGACGCGGTGTACATCGCTAACCCGCCGCGGCCTTTTTTTCCGCCGCTTACTTTGCGGATCAGGTGCTGCAGGAGCCAGGCCTTGATGCGCCGCTGGGCGCTGGTGCGGGAGATGTTCATCACTTCCATCAGCGTGCGGATGTTCCACTCTGTGTCCATCTCTTCGATCGCATTCGCCAGGCCGTCGCCATCTTCCAGGGACTCGAGCCGCACCGGGTTCGTGGACGCCAGGTCCAGGATCATGCGCATGGGATCGACGCTGGGGCCGAGTTTATTGTCCACTTCGATTTCCACGTGGGAGATGTTGCCCGTCATGGTCTTGCGCTTGAACTGGATCATCACGTTGGCCCAGCCGGGGAAATTGTAGCTGCCGGCGGCGGCGTTCATCAGGTCCGCGTCTTTTTTGTTTTCGTGGTGGACGAGCACGATGGCCGCGCCCGTCACGTCCCGGATGGCGTCGATCATTTCCAGGAATTTCGATGTGTCGGTAGGGCTGTTCAGATCCCCGTGGCCTTCGAAGATGCGGCGCAGTACGTCCAGCACGATCAGGTCGGCCTTGAATTCCACGGCCTGCTTTACCAGCTTTTTGCACCACTGCGGCGTGAAGCCGGTAAAATCCTTGCGCTTCACCACCCACACGTTTTCGGGATTGCAGTTCAGGAATTGCGACGTGGACATGAAATCCCGGATGCGCTTCTGGACGATTTGCTCGGGGTCCTCGACCTGCACCAGCATGGTGCGGATCGCTTTTTTCACTTCCAGCTTGCCCATGGCGCGGTCCGTCTCCACGGAAGCGGCCAGGGCCAGTCCCGTGGTGAAAAAGCTTTTCATGCGGTGCGGCAGGGCCACGATCATCACCGAAGCCCCGCGGGGAATTAAACCTTCGATCAAATGCTCCTGCGGCGGGAATTCCATTTTCAAAAAATCGAGCAGGGAACTGCCCAGATGCCCGTTGCCGTTTCCGTTCCCGTTGGTGGGCAGGAGCGCGCCGGCTTCCATGGTGGCCTTGAACTGTTCTTCTAAATCCTCGGCGCTTACCGCGCCTTCCATCGCCCTGCGCTGCACGAATTCCGTTTCGCGGATCAGTTTCCGCAGGCGCGCTTTGGTTTGCACGATGTCCGCGTAGTGCGCCAGGTTGGCGATCGCGGGGCGGCCGTCCATCAGCGCGTCAATGTAGGCGGGGCCGCCGGCGAGCTCCAGCGTCTTGGCCTGAGAAAGCCATTCGATCACGTGGATCGAATCCATCGGCAATTCGTCCTCGTGCAGCGCCAGGATGGCGTCATAAATTTTCTTATGATTCACGTGGTAAAAATATTCGGGGACGAGCTTATCGGCCACGGATTCGAGCGCGGCGCCCGCATCGAGCGGGCGATCGGAGGCTGACAGCAACATAATTCCGCCGAGGATGGCGCGTTCCGCCTCGATGTTGTGGGGAAGTTCGGGAGCGGTCTGCGCGGCGGCGGCGTTTCGGGGCATCAGTGGCCGCACATTCCGAGGCATTCGCCTGCGAAGTTTAGATCAGACTGTGCGGCCCGCGGATCAGTGGAAGCGATAAACTCAATCGATTCGAGAGGCTGGCATGAACGATGCAGATACATCGTCTCGTCCATCTTTCGATTTGCCACGATTCCGGGCATCCTCAATGCGCGGTCGATTTCTATGGCGCGCGCCCAATCGCTAGGACTTTTCTTGAGTTCGATCCATTCGTTGTCATCGTGGAAGGGACAAAATACGCAAGCGGAGCGGGGAACTTCGTGGGGGACATTCCGGCGTAAAAACTCGGAGCATTGGCTCCGCGTGATATGCATGTCGATCAGCGGAAAGTGTCTATGGATATATTTCGGCGGTTTCTTTCCTTTATGCTCCAAGCGCCATGCGCGGCCGGATTCATTCAGCGAAAAACCGATATAGACATGAACGATCACGCCCTTACGAACACGTTGTCTGGGTTTGAGTCCCAACACTTCTTGTCGCAACGCTTGGCCGATCACTTCCAGTTTGTATTCCTTCGTGCACTGACGTTTCGTTTTAGAAACGCGTTGGCCGTCCGTGGTGAAAGCGGGAATCGATGCGAACCGTTGGCCAGTGGAATTACACCCGCGAACCAGATGATCGCCCAGCTTCCCTTTGGTGCGCACGATAATCGGCGGCCCATTGAGAGATTTCAGCCATTCAAGGTGTGCGTAGGTAAGCTTTGATTCTTCTTGCGTGTCGGCGGTGATTGCGGCGTCAAGCTTTACGGGGATTCGGCCTTGCATGAACATCAGATAAAGCGTAGTGGATTGGACGCCGGCGCCTAAATTCAAAACGTGATATTCCGATTGGGCCATGGTTGCCAGGACGAAACCGGGGCGCCGCCTGGCAAGGTTGAGCGCCCCAGCTTCTTTCTTACCGCGAAAGCGCCCCTTACCGGGGCCTTTCGCTCTAACGAACTTGATCGTTCGCGCGCGGCGCGCACGACAAGCGGAGACGAAGCTACGGTATTCCTAGTACGCGGTCAAGAAAAAATAGGCGGCTGTGTCCAAAGAGTTTGTGGAAAAGCTGTGCGGAAGTGGGAAAAGACCTAGTAGCGGATGATGACGGCACTCTCTTCGGCGTCATATTCAATTACGGTTTCATCCGTGATGCTGAATCCAAAATAGGGGTCGATGGTCTCAATTGCGACAGGTTTGTCTTGCGGAAGGGATTTCAGTCGTTCAATCAGTTCTGCAACGGTCAATGGTTTCACGAGTCACCAGTCACGAGTCACGAGTCACGAAATAATTCGCCCCGCGCGATGGTCGAACCACCTAAGGCGCGGGGCGGTCAAAGAGGCTTGCTACTGCCTATCCCCTTGAAATCTACCCGGTGCACGGTTTCCCGTGCACCGGAGGAAAGAGTACACCTAGACGGGCCGAACTACAACGCCTTCGACGTAAACAGGCGTCTTGCATCGCAGACAATACGTGTATCCGATGGGGATTCTTCGCCCGACGTAGTGCAGTATCATGCCGGGCATCGGCACGTCGCGCGAAGGGATTTCGATAATCATGTCATCGCGGATCACCGCGTCGTGTGCCTTGAAAGCGCAAACGAGCCAAGCGAGCTTCACGGGTCACCAGTCACCAATCACTAGTTACGAATCACACCACGCCCGCGCTCGGCGTGGCGGCTTTTTCCAGTTCGGCGTTTTCCTTGGCGATCTTCAGAAAATCCTCGATGATCGCCGGGAGGCGCGGATCGTCGGCCACTTCCGTCAGGAGGGCGGCGCCGAAGTATTGCATCTGCGCTTCGCGGCTCTTGAAGAACGCCAGTAGCTGTTCCTTGGAAAACTTTACCAGCTCGTCCAGGATTTCCGGCCAAGCGTTGCGCAGGTAGTCGTACATATCCTGCCCGGTGGATTTTGGATTCTTGATGCCCATCACCAAACGATGCAGGTGGGACTGCGAGATGATCGCCTGCGCCACTTCCGGCGTGACGGCGGTGGATTCCGAGGAAGGAGCCGCGGCGACGGTGGAATTGGCACCGTTGGCGACCGCCGCGGCCTGGGGGGCAGGAGAAGGCGCCACATCGATCACGTTCGGATCGCCCGGCTTCATCTCGCCGCGCTGCAGGCGCACGGTGCGCTCCTGCGCTTCGGACGTTTTTCGGAATTCGCTGAGTCCCTGCACCATACGATCCACCAGCATGGGCAGATTGGACGCGAACGTCGACGCCAAATCCGCCTTGGGCACGCCGCTGGCGATCAGCCCGGAAGTTTTCAGCGTGGTGATCAGTCCCAAAAGTTCATCGATACCCTTTTTCTCAGGCGAGCCGATGACACCCAGTTCTTTAAGCACGCGAATCGTATTGAGCAGATCATGCTCGCCATTTCCCCCGCCGAGGATTTCTTTCGCCGCGCGCAAAGTCTCCAGCGGATTCTGAGGGGTGGGGATTTGGCTCTTCATTAGAGCCATCGCTTCCGTGGCAGCGGTGATCATCATTTGCATCTGCATGCGCACAAATTCCGGATTGCCGTACATGCGCATAGCTTCGAGGGCGACAGACTCGGAACCTGTCGCCCCGTTTCCGTTGCGCGGCACGCTGTTCACGATGGGCTGGCCCTCGAGCTCCAGAGTGTAGCGGCCCACGAGAGTCTGCTTTTTCGGCGGGCCGTACAGCCACAGTAAGTATTTTCCGCCACCGAAGCGCGCGCGCACATCTTCCTCTGTAAAAGGGGCAGTGAACGTGTTGTCGACGGGCGCGGCCCCGCGGTCCCACTTTTCGCCGGCGCGATATACGCGCATGATGTGCTCGGTCCACTGCTCTTTTGTGAGGGAGTTTACGACTACATCCAAGTCTCGATCGTAGAATTCGGCGGCTCGTGCTTCACCGGAAGCACCACGCGGCGGCAAAACTTCGGATTCGATCGTCTTGCGAAACCGTGTTCCGGGTGCGGGTTGCGTCATGGTTCCCACTCTAAAATCCTCATTTCTCCTGCCAGGTATCGGCTAGTAAAGCACAGAGAAACCCGATTGTCACCCTTACAAGCGATTGCCGCAATCATTGGAGTAAATGATTGAACACAATGACATTACTCTTTCGCGCAGCGATGACGAGGTGCACGATGCACCCCATGGGAATTTTTACGACCGAGGCGCCCGGAGTTTTGTATTCCGCGGCGCTGCAATCCGGCGATGACGGCACGGCGCAAACCATCGCCATGCTGCGCAACCTCGTGGACTCCGCATGGAAAGACCCGTTAGTCAATCGCACCGCCATCGAAATCATCCGCAACGCCGGCGTGCAGCCCTTCGACCTGTGGGGCCAGGTGCGCGCGATTTACAATTACGCGCGCTCGTTCTACTTCGTGAACGATCCCATCACCAAGGAAGCCGTCCGCCCCACGCGCGACCTTCTGGAACTGAAAGCCGGGGACTGCGACGACATCAACGGAAATGTTTTGCCCGCGTTACTTGGCACGATTGGATTTGAAGTGCGCCTCGTCACCGTGGCCAGCGACCCGAACATGCCCGACGTTTTCTCGCACGTCTATTGCGAAGCCTTCATTGATGGCCAGTGGTACCCCCTGGACGCCGCGCGCCCGAACGCCACGATCGGCGTAGCGCCGTCGTTCTTCTATCGCCGCGCCTGGTGGAGTCTCTCCGACGATTCCTACGGCGACTACTCGAGCGACGAAGCCGGTCAAATGGCCGGGTATCGCCCGCAAACGGTACGCGGACTCGGCAGCGTCACTTCCGATGTGGCCGCGATCCTCACGGACGCATCCGGCGCGCTGAAATCCGTGGGCGGGCAGACGGTGCAGCAAGTGCTCGGCCCGGCGATCGGCCCCGGCGGAAGCGCGCAGATGACGCCGCCGGCCGCGCAGCCGTTTCTTTCCAGCGGTATCGGCGAATTGCTGGTGGTGGGCGCGATCGTCGGTGGCCTATGGCTCTTGTTCAAAGACTGATCATGGCTTACGCCGCACTCTCAACGCGAAACGAAAACGGGATGACTCCCGGACTGCGCGGCCTCGGCTTCCTCGGCGATTCGTCTCTGCCACTTTCTCCCACCGACGCGATCAATGCCGCGATCAAAGCCTATTCCGGTTCACACCTGAATCCCAAGCAAACGCAAAATCAAGCCTGGCTCGCCGCGGCGGAATCCGCCGTGGCCAACGCCAATATCGACGTGACCGGCGGATTCGGCCCGGACTGCACCGGGCAAACCGCGCAGCCGCTGAATCTTTTGCAGACGGCCAGCGGCATTGGACTGAGCGCGGCGGGCGCGACAACGGGCGTCCTCGCCGCCACCAGCTTGATTCCCGCGGCGGCGGTGCCCGTGGTGGGCTGGGTGATCGCCGGCGTCGGCGCGATCATCGGCATGATCGAAGCGATTTTCCAGCATCACGCGCAGGCCGTGAAGCGCGACCTGGCTTTCGGCTGCTCGGCGATCCCCGCGGTAAACAACGCCATGGCCGTGATCATCAAGGGCGTGCAGGACGGAAATATCCTGCCCGCCGACGCGGCGAATTCGTTGCAAACGGTTTACTCGCAGTTCATGGCGGCGGGCGGGGCGTCGGGCAGCGCGTCCGGCCCGGGCGGAATTCCAAGCGGCGGCAAAGCCATCAACGATTCGCCGTTCTGCAATTCCAATTGCGAGCTGAGCCTCGTGGTGTACGCCATGGTCCTCTACTGGACCGCGCAATTCCAGGCGCAGGCCGCGCAAGCGGCAGCCGTGGCTGCGGAATCCGCCGCACAGAGCGGCACATCGCAGGGCGGGTCCGGCGTTCCGGGCATCTTTGCGCCAGCGCCTGCGGGCGCTTCCGGATTGTCCGCGATTCCCGCATGGGCATGGATCGCGCTCGCCGTAGCCGGCGCCTGGGCGGTGGCCGGATGATTTTCACCAGTCACCAGTCACCAGTCACCAGTCACGGGGTTTCTTCCTGATGGCCTACGCGCGGCTCAATACGCGAAACATCAATGCGCTACACCCTAACCTGCGGGGACTCGGCGCGTACGCCGCGCTATCGACGCGCGAGGATGCGGGCTTGCGGCCGGGCATGCGTGGCCTCGGCGATTCGCCGCTGACGAATATTTCCTTCGGCCCGGGCGGGCAGTTCGCCATCAGCACGGCCACGGTGCCCACGCAGACGAGCCTTTGGGATCAGGCACTGACGTGGATGGGGCAGTCGACGTTCATTCCCGGCATGCCTAATTCGATTTTCGCCATCGCCGCGGGAGTTTTTGTCGTGGCCAAAGTTTTCGGAGGGCGCCGCTAGGCCCCGGTAAGGGGCCTCGGATATAAAAGATGGCATACGCTGCGCTAGACTCGCCGCTTCCCGGACTCACCGTTTCGCCCACGGGCGAGCGGTGCTGTGGAGTCCGCGGCTATCAGCCCGGCGCGCACGCGCTGCTCGGCATGCTGGGCGACACTCCGATTTTCGATACATCGTCCACCGATCCTACAGGCAGCCTGATCGATCCCACCGCCATCGATCAGCCAGCGCCGATCATCGACCTGACGCCGCCCGTCGAAACGCTTCCGCCGATCGTTGACACCACGGCGCTGCCGCTGCCGAATCAGCTTTCCCCATCGGTTTATTCCAGCTATCCCTCGAGCGTGGGCACGGAGTTCACCAGCAACGGCGATGGCACCTACACGAACATTCAGACGGGCCAGACGGTTCCTTACAACATCGCCGAACAAATCAGCGCGGCCACGGCGGGCGCGCCGGCGGTGGATACCACGGCCACGGGACAGAACCTGACCATCACCGATGCCAGCGGCGCGACGTCGAGCGTCAACACGAACAACCTCACCGTGGCGGCGCAGGCGCTGCAGGCCGCCGGCCAGCTCGTGAACGCCGCTGGAAAACTCACGGCGCAAGGCCAGGCGCTCTTGAACGGCGGAAATCTGTACAAGCCCGCTCCGGTGAGCACGAATCCGTTTTCCGGCGCCATGAGTTCGCTGACGTCATGGTTTTCCGGTTCCACTGGCGGCTTCCCGAACGTGGCGATCCTGGGCGTAGGACTCGCGGCGGTGTTCATCCTTCCGTCGATGATGTCCGGAAAAAAGAGGCGACGGTGATAGCAATAAACGACGTTCGCCTTGGTGCCGCGCTTTCCGTCGATCCGCTCGCGCGGATGTCCCCGCCGGATTATCGAATCATGCAGCCAAGCCCGATTCGCACGTTTCCCGTCACAGCGGCGCCGCCCACGGCTACGCCGCCGGAACCGCTGCAAAAGCCCGTGCCGCCGATCGAAGTCGGCGCGCCGATTCAAGTATCCACGGGATCGACGGGGGGATCGACGGGGGGATCGACGGGCGCGCCCGCATCTGGCGCGCTGCCCATCGACGTTTCAAACATCATCGATCCCGTCACGGGAGTGACCTACGCGGGATATCTCACGCAGGACGCGCAAACGCTTTACCAATCCGGCTCGCTCCTAACCGGCGGAAATGTACTCACGCCGCAAGGATCCGCACTGGCCGCACAGGGGGACTTGATTCAGGGCACGCCCGCGCCCTCGCCCGCGCAATTTGCGCAAGCGCAACCTGCGGCCGCGGCGCCTGGCACGGATTTCTTTTCTTCCCTGATGAATTGGCTCACGGAGGAAACGCTGTGGACCGGCGTGCCCAACGGAGTCCTGGCCGCCGGCGGCGTAATCGCCGCGTCCTGGATGTTCGGGAAGAAACGAGGGCGCCGCTGATGCTGTTCCCGAATCATCCCGCATATGCTGAGATTCGCGCCGGCATGGGCGACCTGGGATATCAGCCGGGCGCGCACGCACTCTTGGGTTACACCGCGCCCGCGCATGATCTTGGGGACTTCTCCGCATCGATGGAAAACGCCGCCGTTGACGCGGGCTATTCCATTAACGACATTCAACTTTTGAACGCGCTGGGCGCGACGGATCAGGATTTGACGAACCTGATCAATGGCAACATCACGCTCACCGCGCTCTACGCGCAGTACGGCGTCACGATTCCCGGCGGCGGTGGAGTCGTTCCCACTACGGCCACAAACACGCCCGTGACGCCCGCATCGGCCTCGATTACGCCCGCGCCGCCATCGCAGCCGCAGGGCCAGCTTCCCACCGGCAGCCAGTTCAGCTACACCGGCGGATGGAGCCCGATTCACGGCAGCGTGGGCGACGTCCAAGCGGCGCTCAGTTCCAAACTGCCGGGCAGCGGCATGCAGCTCGTGGCGTTCAACTCCACGGGATCATCGCTGCTGGGCGTGGGCACGGCGGGATTCACGGCTACAGTCGCCGTCACGGGCGTAGGCTTCGCGCTACTCAGCGATGCGCAATCCATCGTGGTGACCATCGTGCAAAGCGTGATCGGCACGGGCAACCTGACCACGAATCAGATTTCGCTCGTTTCCACGCCGTCGACGCCCGCGGCAGTGGCCGCCGCAAACGCAGCGGCGGGCAATCCGATCGTCTGGCTCGAATCGAACGCCATCTACATCGCCGCGGCGGTCGCGGGTTTGGTTTTTCTGAACAATTTCACGGGGAAGCGCCGATGACTTCACATCCGAAACCGCACCATCATCCAGCACCCGTACATAAGGAGAAAGCCATGAAGATCGAAGAGTTTCAACCCGGCGATGAAGTGCTCGTCAATGAAGGCGGCAGCGAAATCGAGGGCGTAGTGCGCTCCATCCAACTGGTCAAGAATCTGGTGGACGTGCAGCTTTACAAGCAAGGCCACCTGAAACACGGACTGACCGTGGCGTTCCCGCCGGAACAGGTGAAATTGCGCAGCCACGAAAAGGCGGCGAGCGCCTAGTGAGCAAAAGGCCCCGGTAAGCCTTCGGCAAGAAGGCTCAGGCTAAAGGGGCGCTTTTGCGGTGAAACTGACCATGCCACGAGCGAAGAAAAATCCGTCGGAACTGGTGCTCATGGGCGCCAATCCCTCGGAGCTCGTGGTGATGGGCGGTAACCCTGGAAAGGTTTCACTTCGCCAAGTGAAGGAAGCCGAACGTGCCTACGCATCATCGGTGAGTACATGGGGTGAGCACGATCAGGGGACACAGCGCCTTCATTCGAGATGGTGGGACTTGCGACGCGCCTATGAATCTCAGACGGGAAAAAAGTTATATCAGCTAAACCCTAGTAACGGCATTGAAGGCGCATCGCAACTGTACCAAGAATTCCACGGCGAGCCGGGCAAGCACGTGGACACCTACATCGAACCGGAGCCGCGCCCCGCGAATCTGGGCCAGCTCGGAGTGCTGCGCAAATTGCAGGTGAAGCGCACCGGCGGATGGAAGTGGGGCGAATTCGATTTCATCGGCAAGGATGTGCAGGTCGCGGGCAACGTCGGCCACTCGCAGATTTATTTCGTGGGCGGGGATCAGAAAGTGACGCGCGGGCAACTGACGCACCTGGGCGTGGACAATTCCAAGGAAATGATCGACCTGGGCGAGTGCATGGAAATCGAGTACCGCGCGAAAAAGGCGCACGTAGACGGGATCGAGAGCAACTACTACCACCAGTTTGGAGACGTCACGGGCCGCCGTCCCCGGCTCATGTACGACCGCCGCGGCCCGCAAGGACGCCTGTTTCTGGTGGGCGGGGAATACACGATCGAACCGGAAGGAATCGTGAATTGATTTCTCTGTCATTGATCTCGGCGATTACTCTCACGCTTGCGATTGGCGCGGCTTTAGGCTTTCTTTTCGCGCTCTGGGTTATTCGGCGAGCGGTGAAAACGGATCGTGCTACGCGGGACCGGTTCAGTCAGTTCATTGACAAATATTCGAGTCCTGAAGAATTCGATGGAAGGGAAGAGCCAAATGCTCGCGGGAACTGAACACGGAATTAGCAAGGCCAACATCGTCACGGGCGCGGACAAGGATCTCGATTTGTGCCTGCGCATCAGCCGCGAACGCATGCGCGCGGGCCCGCGCAAGGGCTACAACATTTTCGGCAGGATCGAGACGATCTATTTTGAGCCGGACCGCGATTGCCGCATGCCTCTACACAAAGCAGCCAAAGTCGGGCGGCGGCTGTACTGGCCAGAAAACGGTCCCACGCTGGCAATCTCGATTCCTGAAAGCGATTTGCTGATTCCGTCGCGTTTGCCACTTCGCAGAGGGCTGGCCGCGTTGCCGGATGTTCCCGATCCGGAGCATCCGGCGGCGAATCCCTACGACGTGGACCAATACGGGCAATCGCA